AGTACCTATATAGGTAATTTTGCTTGACGGGGTAAAAAATTCAATTCTCTTGCATCAGCTTCAATCTTCTCCTTTAGTGCTTTTGAAATTAGGGAATTGATGCCTTCTAGTTCTAGTCCTTCTTTTTGACAATACCAAAGGACGGCATCCATGTGAGTTATTTTTTTCTCTTTTACGATATTTTCAATTTTCATACAAAATGTCTTTGTTGTATTCAGTGGCATATTGTCTCCATTCTAAAATAAGTTGGGGGGCTAACCGTGACCCCCCACGGATGTATTACGGCATCACCCGTTATAAGTGGTAGGTATTCTGTTGCTAGGAACCTACCGAACCCCGGCAATTACTACTTACGCAGCAAGAGCCATAGGTGCAAAATTATCGTTTGCGTATAGTTTAGTGACCTATAAGGCGGTCAATCCACAGTTCTCCACTTCTCTAATCAACACCTGTCGATCCTGTTTCGCCCCCACAGAAATACACCTTAATGTACTTGTGGTGGAGGCGTTGGGTACTGCCCCCAAGTCCAGTCTGCCTTTCAATCTGTCTCATCAAACTGTATCTTATTTATACCATGCGGGAATGTATTTGTCAACCCCTTTTTTCAAATTCCTTTATCAATTTTGTATGTTCCTTCAGCAAGAACAAAACCAATATGTGTGTCTGGTTCACTTATTTTTGCTATAGAAAACACCGCAGTATTTATTTTTCTAAAATCCGTATAATCTGCAAGAAGGTCTAACACATAAAATGGTAGGGGCATTGGAAGGCCCACACAACGATTCAAGCCTGTAAGAGCATACATGCTTGCAAGAACTTCCTTTTCACTTTTCATATCAGCTTTCACAAGTTTCATAATTGCTTTTTCATCTCTACATACATAGGATGTTACAATTGTGTCACCCTTTTTCCATACCCTGTTTGCATCTGCTGCTGCGTTAGGAATGAACAGCAGCATACACAGACAAATCAGTGCTGTCATTAGATACTTCATTTTTTCTTCTCCATTCTGCAATCGCTTCGGTGAGCAAAGGAAGGTAGTCATATTTTTCTTTTATAAACTCTTGAACCGTGCCGTCCTCTGTGACAACAAGAATTACTACTTGATCAATAATAATACCAGTTCTTTGACCGAACATTTCTGCATATGCCGAGCCTTGAATGTAGTAACTCTCATTCCAATCGTCTGTTCGTTCTTTTGTTGAGGTCTTGAAATCTATGATTGACAACTTACCTTTATAGTTAGCAATACAATCAACCCGACCAGCGATTTGATATTTGTCACTCCACAAACCACACTCTAGAGCATATATGTTATTTATATGACACAGAGCCTTTTCTTTGAGTTGCTTGAATAGACACATGGGAAGAAAGTGTTTCTCATGTTCCTTCCATTTATCAGGCCATTCAAGATGCACATTGTTGAGGTAATCTTCACACATAGCATGAACCTTTGTGCCTCTTGCAGCAGCAGTTCTTGCAATGTGGTTTGCTACATCCTCACCAACACGCTTACGCCATTCAAACAGTCCTTGCTTGTTACGGACTGATAGAACGGTGGTGATGGATGGATACTTTTTGCCCTCTGGTGTTTCATACAGACGAACACCATTGGTAGTTTTTGCCGTAATTTCTGGAATAGAAACTTGGTCATGTCTAAACATTTGAGGTTCCATTATGCTAATGCTCTAACTCTCTCTACTAAACGATCTGCTCTATTTGTAACCTGACGATACCAATTGGAATCGACCATCTCATCTGCTGCTTGATTCCAATCTCTTGCATCTACACCACGCTTCATTCCAGCAAACTTGGAAAGTCTTGGGCGACCAAGATTGAACATCATGTTCGCAATCACTTGTTGAGCTTCTTCTGGCAGATCGTCAAAGTCTGAGTAAAGGATGTTGCAGTCTCGCAAGACGCTTTGGATATCCGACTCGAAGGCTTCAGCGACTCGATCAGAAGAAACGGCGGTCCCCAAACTTTGTCCCTGTTCTGGGTCAGATTCCTTAACAAGATGACCGATACCAAAAGTAGGATAACCAAGGTGGTCGTTATAAATCTCATATACACATCCTTCATCCACTTCTAACTGTTCTCTAAGTTGTTCGATGTTCATTTTATCATTCTCCTGATGGAAACATGTTTATATTTGCAGATAAACTTCTACGCTCGCCATCACCATTGAAAGGCAATACACTATGATTTAACCAAGATGGAAACATCAATAACTGACCTACCTCTGGTTTAACATATTGTTCTGTGCTTGGTTTTAACTTTTTCATGTCACTTGTGGTGTTAGTTCCCCAACAAAAACGAGTGTAACCATCAGTCACACCAGAAGCACCTGTAAGTGATGTAGAACCTAAACTACCATCTCCACTGGAAATACCCATTGGAACTGTTAAATACATGATGCATGATAAACCAATATCAGCATCAGATGGATGATCATGCTCTGGATTATAATCTCCAGCATAACTACGATTTACCCACATAGACTTCATTTTTGGATTATACTTTTTTTCATTACCTGTTACTGATCGATTAACCTCTTCACCTTTTCTATCCGTCACCGCATCAGATTCAATATAATCCATATATTGATTAGCCAACCTAAGTAGATATCCGGCAAACTCTTCTCCTACATCGTCATCATCATGAGGAAAAATCAATTGAGAAGAATTTTCATGATTTTTAATTTGACCAACTAAACTTCCAGACGCATCTATATTTTTAGTAAACACATTTTCTTCAATATAATCATTAATCTCTTTTGCAACTTCAAAACCAAAATTACATGACATTAAAGTTAATGCCGTTTTTGTATTATATGATATTTCCATAATCTTTACTCCAAACCAATTCCCATTTTAGTCTTGTTTATTAAATAACTTCGCACAAATCCAGACCTAACGATATCACCAATCGTAAACTCTGTGCAATTAAACTCATTCATTTCTTCTAGGATACGCATAAAATCATGTAGACCATTCTTCTCATTATTTCTAACTAAATCTGTTTGACTAAAATCACCACAGAACATAATCTTGGAATCTTGGCCTACTCTAGTAATAATCGTATCTAATTCGTGAAAGTTTAAGTTCTGACATTCATCTACTATAATGATACTGTTATCAAATGTCAACCCCCTTAGAAAAGAAGTTGACAAAAAATACAAACTACCCTGTGATTTTAATTTATCATACAAACCGTTGAATGATTGTTCATTGGGCATCTCAAACATAAATTGAACCATGTTTCTATAAGGAACTTGATACAGTGCAGACTTATCTTCTTCATCGCCTGGAAGAAAACCAATTTCTCTAGTTGGAATGAGTGACCGAACCAAAATAACTTTATCAGCTGGTTTCTTCAAATCCATAATTTCTTGTAGAGCAAGATAAAGAGAAACAAAAGTTTTTCCCGTCCCGGCCGCACCAAACAAAAATTGGTTTAATCCCTTCTTCCATGTGGAGAAAACAACTTTTTGATTGTCTGTAATTGGTTTGATTGTAACCAAATCATTCATGTTTACTTCTTTGTTCTTTTTTGTTGCCATTTTTCTTCTCAACTATTATTAGGTGAGGGGAGTGCCTGGACCACTCCCCTCTGATGCATAGGCGGATTGACTTCCCAGCTTACATGACGCTGTGCATCGGTGCTGAAGTTTGATGTTCTCGCCTGCACCATTTTTATTTATTTATATTATCAAATTTATTTTTATATTTCTTAGTAACTTTACTGAAAGTATCCTTTAACCTTCGATGACTAGCAGTCTTAGATGTTCCATATTTTTCAGCCATAGGTGATATGGGATTATTGTCTGCAATTCTTCCCATTACATCATTAAAGCCAGAATCAGTTTTAGGTCCAACACCCATCACATGATCTCCAGTAATAGCCACAGGTTGATATACCCTCTCAATATTTGGATTATTCTTCACATACTCATCATATTCTGACATTGACATGACTTCATCATATTCCATTCCAGATTCTAAATTCATAAACGTATATGTTGGCATCATTTTTCTCCTGTGGTTTCAACTGCTTTTGGGTTGCCTTCATTCATGAAGTTAGGACAAAATCCAGCATACATATTTGCAGACATAACTATTCTTTTATCAAAAGTATCATTTGTATAGTGAACCAAGTTTGATGGAAAAATTAACATATCCCCCTCTTTGCATGGTATCTTTAATTTATTTTGATTGAATGATGGTGATTCATCAGACAAAAAGGACAAACTAGTTTCTTCACCACCTGTAGACAAATATAGAGCGCAAGAGTAATAATTGGGATATTCTATATGACGATGTGGTTCAACAAAACTCTCATCTTTGTAATGAGCCACCCATGAATTGAATGTTGCAAATACATAGTGAAACATGCTGTTGTCAAAAAATGGCGGTTGATTTTGATTCGGGTGTGGATAATTCAGTCTTGTCCTAATGCAAAAATTTACATGATCCATAATTTTATTAATGGTTGGGGCACAACTATCATCAGTATGAAGTTCCCAAATTGTGCGTCTAACATTGCTGAGATTATCTTCAATATCCTCATCAAGTTTATCTTTTGAAGCTTCAATCAATTCTTCACATGTTTTTTTATCAATTGATGTTTTTAGAATAAAGTCATTTTTCATAATTGGAATATATGAAAATACATTATGAGATGTCATTATATTATCACTCCGTTAAAATTTAAATTCCAATTGCTTTATTGGGATTAATTTTTTCAACTCAATAATTTCTTCCCTCAAGAGTTTTATCCTCTTGTAAGCTTCTTGCAACTGTCCTTGTAATTCTTCTGTTTGCGATTTCAGAATCTTGATATCATTAGCATCATTGTAAATCTTATTGAGTTCCATCTTTTGCCTTTCACTCAACACCGAATGTAACGACATATTCTGTTCATAAGCATCATAATAAGATTCTCTCATATCTTCCTCACTGAGTCTTCGTCTCATGTAATCCCAATACGGCTCTCGTTGCATCGTATTTCTCCACAAAAAATACTGGCGCTTCTCGTTTGGTCCACTTCGCAAATCCTGACTTCTCTAGT